GTTCTAGTCCAACATTAGATATTAAGTTAACTGAGTCTGACGCTAGTAGTGGTACTTACACAGACCTCTCAGGAGCTACTTTTACACAAGTTACAGGTTCTGCTTCAATGCAAACACTTGTAATTAATAAGGATACTTCTAAGCGTTATATCAAGATTGTACAAACAATCGGTGGTTCATCACCAACATTTACTTTTAGCATCAACTTAGTTGGCGTTAAAAAGTATAGTTAAATATATAGCCCTCTTTGTGAGGGCTTTTTCTTATGACATTTACAGAAGATATAAATACATTTTTCTCGGATTTTTCTACAGAAGTTATATATCAAGGTGTCATATATAAAGGAATTTTTGAACAGCCAGATGAGTTGATTGCTGATGGTGTAGTTCTCACAACTGATTATGAGTTAATAGTGAAAAGCAGTGATCTTGGAACTTTAGCTTTTGATACTGAAATAAAAGTCAGTAATGTTAAATACAAAGTTAGAAATGTTAGAAAAATTGATGATGGTACTTTAAGTAAAATATCTTTACAAAAGGTTTAATATGGCAACTAAAAGAGAACAGATACTAGCAACAATAAAGACAAATCTTGCAGATACTGTAGGAGTTGGAACAAGAATTTATAGATCTAGAGTAGAAGCTTTGACTAGATCAGAAACTCCAGCACTGATTATTGAGCCTATCAGTGATACTCCAGAAGACACACAAGCTTTTAATAATAAAGTTAGTTGGGAATTTAAAATAAGAGTGTCTGTAGTTGTGCGAGGTACGACTCCAGATCAAGTTGCAGATCCTACTATAGAAAGCTTGCATACTAAAGTTCTTAATGATCCTACAGTAGGTGGTTTAGCTCTTGATATAAAACCATCAACAACTAGTTTTGAAATATTAGAAGCTGATCAACCAGCAGGGGTTATATCTTGTGAGTTTGATATTTCATATCGTACTGCATATAACAGTTTAACTACATAATTTATCTTCTATATGAACCCTAACAACCCTGACCGATTATTATGAGTAATGAACACCAAGGCGAGGGTGGAACTTTCCTTCTTGATCCAGAGACAGGAGAGCTTACACTTATCCAACAAACAAAAATCCACCTGAGACATCAATTGAGGTAAAAACTGATGGCATTGCTGACAAGAAAAAGAGTAATTCTAATCGAGGCCGAAAGTAGCTACGGAACTAGTCCAAGTATAGTTGCTGCTGACGCTGTTCTCGTAAGAGATCTTTCTATAACACCACAATCAAGTGATGTTGTAAGCAGAGAACTTATCAGACCATATTTAGGAGCATCGGAGCAGCTTCTAGCAAATACAAGAGTCGAATGTACATTTGCGGTAGAACTATGTGGATCGGGAACAGCCGGAACAGCACCACGCTACGGTGATGCCCTCAAGGCGTGTGGGATGTCGGAAACTGTAGTGGCAAATACACGAGTCACCTACGCTCCGGTATCAAGTTCTTTTCCAAGTGTTACTATTCACTACAATATAGATGGCGTAAGGCATAAAGTAACCGGGGCAAGAGGAACTGTAGAGTTATCAGCCGAGGTAGGGCAAATTCCGGTGCTGAATTTTTCTATGCAGGGCATATATGTAGCTCCTGATGATAGTGCGCTTCCAACAGTTTCATATGGCGCACAGGATGAGCCTCTTATCTTCAAAAATGGTAATACATCAAGCTTCCAGTTATTGTCATATGCTGGTGCATTACAATCTGTAAGTTTTGATCTTGGTAATGAATTAATTTATCAAGAGCTTGTTGGAGGTACAAAACAAGTACTTTTAGTAGATAGACAGGCTTCTGGTTCTGTGACTATAGAAGCACCAACACTTTCACAGAAGGACTTTTTTGCTGCTGCTTTAACTGATACTTCTCTTGGTAATTTACAGTTTACTCACGGAACTGCTGCTGGAAATATAGTTCAATTTACATCAAGTAAAGTTGATATAGGCGATGTTAATTATGGAGATATTGATGGCATTGCAAGCCTAGAAATTCCATACACATTAGTGCCAAGTACATCAGGTAATGATGAGTTCTCGATTATCTACACTTAACGAATGTTGACTTTGCCGCTAGAGTGTAGAAGTATATTTATTTCTACACT